GTAGGCGTGCTAGTTGGTGTTGGCGTAATTGTAGGCGTGCTAGTTGGTGTTGGCGTAATTGTAGGCGTGCTAGTTGGTGTTGGCGTAGGGGTTTCCGTAGGCGTTGGCGTAGGGGTTTCCGTAGGCGTTGGCGTAGGGGTTTCCGTAGGAGTACTGGTTGGCGTCGAAGTTGGAGTTGGCGTAACAGTAGCTGTTGGAGTTGGAGTAGGCGTAGAAGTGGGAAGATAACCTATATCAAAACTAATAGAATTAGTACACTTGCCCAAAGATTTCACAGTAATTCTAGTTGCGCAATCGCTCACTGATATCACAGTGCCGTCTATAATTTGCTGTTTTGTTAAAATAGATGGAGTAGCCTGACCTACGTCCGGAATAATAGAAAAGTTAGGACCAAGTCCTTCACCCAATGGATTATTTAAAGTTAACAAGACATTCATTATATTATTTTATATATACACAGTATTTTTCTATATTCGATAAGCAAAAAAACTATTTGACATGGAACAGTAAGATTCACTCATTCTATCAGCAGATCCAGAGATGTATTTGCAATCACAATCCATTATCATAGTGACATCTCCAGATACAGGCAGTTCGCCCCTAAAGTACGTAGAAGTATTATTCTTGTTTGATATTTGAATATCATAAACATAAGAATTTGGTGGCATTTGCATATTACATGCGCCAACCTTATTCAAAACAAATTGAGCACCAGAATATATCGCACCAGAAATTAAATTTTTGATTTCGACGGACCCGTCATCTGTAGACCAAGACAAAACAATAGCACAATTTTTTTTATTTTTAACATGGACATTTATATCATATCCAGAAAGATTAAGATAACTACCATTGCTAGCTAGCGGCACAAAAGTAATTGGACCATAGCTATCTCCCCTATAAGCAGTCGGCAAATTATAATCAATAGGAATCATATTGTAAATTTTTAAATAAAAAGATCAAACAGTAACCTAATAGCTTACACGCTTAATAATGATTGTAGTCATTAAAAATAAATGAATAAATAAAAAAGCCCCGATTTTCATCGGGGCTTTTTTGTTTTACCTTAATTGGTATTTTATACCACGATGCCAGCAACAGCACGAGAATCGAGAGCCACGCGACCCTCTTCGAGTCCGCCGTAGAATCCAACTTTGCCAGAGCGAGCCAAGAACTGGTCGTCGGGGCGAAGATTGAAACTTCCGCCGGTTTCGGCATTAACAGCTAAGGTGCGAATGAATGATCTACGTGAACGATCAACCCCCACAAGGATTTGATCAGCAGTGGAATCAAACGCGAGATCCGTTGTGCCGTCTGGCTTAGCAAATGTTTTACTAGAAGCGATTTCATCAAATAAAACGTTATATTTGCGATCAACACCAAGTTCAAGAAGCTCGTGAAGAGTAACACCCCAAATATCGCTCATCCCAGCAGCGTTGAAAATTCTCTCACGAACTGAATCAGTAAGAGGAATAGAGGTATTTCCGCCATCGGCTTGTCTTGTATTCACTGGGTTATAAGCAAATCCACGAACTTGCTCCATTATCTCAGGAGAAACATAAAGATCAGTCAATCCACGCCCCTCATTGCCGATTGGAGTACCGCCAGTATAAGCAGCATTCAATCTTTTAAGAAGAGTGATAGCTTTATTGATGTCGTCGATTTGAAAAACGCCTGATGTCTGAGCTCTAAAAGCGTGATTAACATTCTTTGTTCTAGCATCAGCAAGCATTTTTAATATGACATACCAAGCGTTTCTTTCTTGCTTAAGAAGAACGTCATTAGAAAGTCTCTCAAGACCTCTAGCAACAACGTCCAAACGACATTTGCGGACATATCTTTTATCAAAACTGATAGCCGAATCAAGAGGATAGGTCGAAACCTTAATCTCTTGGAAACTGCCAATCTGTTGAGTTGGAAGTCCACCAGCTACTGTTTGCTGCCAAACAGAGAAGGTTCCCTCTGGTTCACCATAATAAAGATCAACAGGAATAGATGGAGAATCATCTTCATCGTACGTCATGTCTTCATAAATCGCGGAAGCCGAACCAGCCTGAAGAAGAACTTCCTGAATGACTGGAGCAATAAATGCCGCAAAAGCGTCTTGAGCCTCGAGAGCCTGAACTTTGTTACTTGAGCCCATAGCTCTAACCAACTCAACTTGCTCGGGTGTTTTTTCAAATTTAATTTTCATATTTTTTACTTAATTTCTAAATTTTTTGTTAAGATTAAAGCTTGATATCTATTAATGCAAAACCGTTTACGTCTTTTGGTCCAAGGGCTTTAGCGACAGCGCTTGTGTTGCCGGGAGCAACAACCTTAAGCGAACCGTCTCCAGCGTCGGAAATAGCAAGACCATCTCCAAATACAGGGGATCCCTGTATTCCGCTATACAAGAAAACGCCACGCTTCACAACTGGCACAGCCTCGCCGCTGATGATAAGATCACGCTCGGCAGCCTTACGTGGTTCAAATTTTAATGGGTAACCATTTTCATCGAGGCTTCTAACGTCTTTAAGGGTCATTCCAAGAACCATAGATGGAATGGTTCCAGATGGAGCAGGAACAAGTCTATTCGCAACGTTAAAACGAGCAGAAATAGTATTATCAATAAAGCTATCGTTCTCAAAATTTGGTTGAGCAGTAAGGTCAAAACCGTTATCTTTAGCAGTAACGAATGTCCCCTTGTTTGTTTCTCCTTCAAGAGCAAAAAGGTTAATCACCTCATGCTCGCTGTAATCTCTAAAAGGTCTAATTGTCATATTTTTATTTATTTATTGTTTAGTTGTTTAATTGTATTTTAATAGTGTTGCTGTTGAAAGCTTTAGCATATTTTTGTCTAAGGCTGTCTTCTGCAACTGCTCCATTAGGAAGAGCAACTTCATGCGCTTGAACTTTTTCAAGTACAATAGCAGCCTCTTGCTCTTTTTCATGCTGCTCTGAAGCAATCACTTCAGCAGATTCATTTTTTTCAGATGAAGCGCAGCCTTCTTTTTCTTCTTTCATTTTTTGTTCAGCTGCTTTTTTCTCCATCATCATTTTTTTATTTTTGCCTTTAGCAAAAACATTAAAAGCTTTATACCATTTCTCAAAAGAGTCTTGGTCAAGGTTTTTTATTTGCTCACCGATAGCCTGACGGTCTTCATCATCTAAAGAAAACTCTTCATCTAAAGTAGCCATTCTATTTTGGAACGCTTCCTGAAGTTCGCGAGCTTCAGCTTCATTTTTAATTTTTTCAAGTTCAGCCTTAAGCTGCTCACCAACTTCCCTCAATTGTTCGAGTTGAGTTTCGAGTTCAGCTTTTGTTTTTTCAGCCTCGGCAATAACGCTATCTTTAGCAGCTTGCTCCTCTGAGAATTTTTCGCTGGCTTTTTTGATCTCTTCTTCAAATAGCGAACGAATATCCGTTGCGCATACTTGCTTCAAAGAATCATCGTTTAAATCATGAATAGATTTTATAAGCATTTTATTATTTTCCTTTTCGTTTTTTTCTTGTTCAAAATTTTCAGACGCGGCTATTTGTTGCGAATCTATTTTATTTGAAATTATATTTATATTTGTTTCTACATGGTTTTCGGTTAATTGGGAACTACTAGTTAAAACCTCTGTTTCCGCAGGCGCCGAATCAGCATCGTCTTTAGTATCATTTTCATCAGAAAGTTTATTTTCTAAGTCGTCTGAACCAAATACTTTAACGCCCTTAACATCAGCGGCAGGATTGGTTGTAAATCCTATTCCAAGCGGCAAAACCTCACCAACTAAATTTATGTAAAGAGGTCTACCATCTTCGTCAAGACCCTTCCCCCCAAAATGGGCGAGCTTGTCTTTCAGCTGGTCGATTTCTCCGCTATCGGTGAAAATAACAGCTTCGGAAAGATTTTCAGACCCCTTAGCTATATTAAAATCTCTAAAGCCCATTTCCCAACTGGTTGATATAGTTAAATAAGATTGAGAAGAAGGATCTGAGGACTCCTCCAATTTCGCAGCAAACTCATCATTAACAATTCTCCAAACAAAACCACTTAAAACAACATTAAATGGATCTTTCTTATTTTTTACTTCATCAAGTGTTAACGGCTTATCAGTCCCGTATTCGCTGAAGCCATAATTAGTTATCAACCCAGCAACATTCTTTCTTTTATGCTCGATATTCATCGGCTTAAATTTAAAATTCTCAACGGAAGAAAGAGCAACTTCAGTAGAAATAACTTGACCATTCTTATTGGCTCTGTTCACAACGAAAGCATTAAAAGCAACACCAATCAAGTCATAGTTTTTTTCCAAATCGACAGATGGGTCTAAAAATGGCTTTAAAGAATCTATACCAGCTTTTGCAATATTAATATCATCATCTTGAGGTAAAAAAACTTTGACCGGATCAGATGCAAAAATAGTCTCAAGTGGAAACTTAATTTTGACTGATGGTCTATATTCTTCTGCCACCAAATCTTTTACCCAAATATAAGAATTTTCGAATGTAGGCATTTTAAATAATTTATTTTATTGTAATATAATTTTACACAATTATATAAAAAATGTCACATATTTTTTATACTGTATGAAATGTATCATATGCATTGTTCAACAAGCTTAGCTTCAGCTTCTCTTCTTTCCAATAATCCATCTAAATTTTTGCCGACCCAAATTCGTTTCATGTTACGAAATTCTTTTGCAATTTTTTTGTAATCTTTTTTAGGAATTAGATTTTTTATGTTAACCATTTCTTTTCTCGAATCCCCTTTAAGACTGGTTCCTCTATTGAATACTAATGAAATTATTGCCCCATAAGCATCTGGATGCAAACTAGCTAAACCTGGAAATGTTTTTTCTGCAAGTTTTGTAAATTTTGGCCAAGTAAGTTTTTGAAAAATCTCCAATGCCTTATCCCAGCCAACAACAATCCCCGCCGCTCTTAAGCTTTTTGCGTATTCTTTTCCCCCTTCTCCTGATTTTCCCGAGGCTGCTTGAATTTTCTTTACTTGATCTTTTGCAAGAAATGAAAATATTTCAGACAACTCTGATTCGGAATAATAAGCACAGTCTACGCCAATGGCAATTGTTGGACCAGAAGCCCCACCTGGCCAAGTAAATTTAGAAAGATATTTTTCGTAATAAGATTTACCGCCTCCCACTTCATATTGAAGCAAAAGATCTAATGTTTTAGGTGACGGTTTAGACGAGCTCATAATCTTCTTCTTTAGCATTTGTTTGAATAACAGTTACCTCATCAATAGTTTCAGTCACTCCCTCAAGTGAAGCGCTTGATTTACTACTATACTTTAAATCCACGACAGCCTGAGCACCAACATAAGAAGCTATAATAATAGCTAAAATCTCAATAGTTTTTGAAAATATAGTAACGAATCCGCTGACGAATTCTGGAGCTTCACGAGGCAATAAAAACATTATACCTATACTAATAAAATAAAAAAATGCTAAAATAGCAACAGACGTAAGAACAATAAAGAATTTTTTAGATTCCATATGGTTTATGGATTTTAATCTATCCATGTCTTGAGCTGGTGTATTTGGCGGGACATGACTATTGCTCAAAAAAGAAACCGCACTCATCGCCGCATTTTTTATTAACGAAATCATACAATTAATCAGTGTTTTTCAATAGATACTATCGCAACATACCCAGCTAAAATTCTAGATTCATTTTCCAGCTCCATATATAACTCATCGCTCAAGTTACCAGTATCGCTATTAAAATCCACCCCAAGCACTCCTATAAAATCACCCTCCAAGCAAATAATTGGAAACATGTAGGATCTAACTATTCCACGGTGTAACCAAAAATCCTTAAAGGCGTTATCGCTAGTTTCATCTGTTTCAATTATAACGCCGCTTTGATTTTCATTCATTCGCTGAAGAACGCTGCTAAAAAAAGAAACGGGAAGATTCTGAAGTTTCATAAAGTCTGTTGAAACGCCAGCCCTTGTAGACTCAAAAGTTGCCGACATTTTTTTCATACTCTTATTTCCAGGATAAAAGTTGCCACCGTTATGAAATTGAGCAATCCAAATTCTATCTAAACCATACTTCGATTGCAAATCATTTAAAGTATCATTTATTTTTTGTTGAGTACTTATCGTTATATTAAAATCGTCCCTTCTTTTATTTATATCTTTTATTTTCTTCAAACTTAAAATATACTTAATATAAGTAACTACCGCTGGTCCAATTATACCAGTTAGAAACGCTATCAATACCGGCACCGCATAATCTGTTGAAACGAATGAAGAAATCATGATTTATATATTATTAAAACTTGTAATAAATTATTACATTAAATAATTAAAATATAGATCTTATAATAAAGCCAAAAATAAAACCAAGTGCAAAAATAATTTTAAGTGCGTGATTCCATATTAACTCTTTTATTTTTTCTTCAATTTGATTTTCTTTTTTCATAATATTCCCTTTATTCTTAAATACGTTGCCCCTCCCATTGCGGCAATCAACAATACTATAAGAATGTTTCTTCGAAGTATAGCTAAATCCTTTTCGACTAATTTTTTCTGCATCATGTTGAGATCATTAATCATCTTATCTCGGTTTTCCATCTGTCGGATTAATTCGTCATCAACTTGCTTTTTAGCATCAAGTAGATCTGCTGTATCTTTTTGAATCTGAATAAATATTTCCTTATCCTTCAAAAGCTGATTATACTCGTCGGTATTAACAACAATAACGGTATCATTCCTATATTTTTCTGGAATTATGACTGTTCTATGTTTTCCAACGGGAACAGGATCAAGTTTACTTCCGCTAGAAACCGTACCAATATGATGATCTATTTTTTTATATACGGACTCGATTGGAATTCTATTCTTGGGAGGTCTGACAATCCTTGTTGTTTCAGTTATATACTTATCGGCTAAATCTATTCTGGCAGCTTCCATTGAATCTTTTGAAGCATACACAACCTTAGATAAAGCTTCGGATTGTTTTTCAGTATAAACCGTACAAGAAGAAAGAAGCAAAAAACCCAAAAATAGAGATAGCTTTTTCATATGTATATATTCTAGGTTGTCAACTTCTTATTCCAAATCTTTGCATCAATTACAGCATGAGGATTTATTTTTTTATAATTACCAAGATGCCCAACGGTTCTATGACAACATATTCCGTAACTGTAAGACTCGCACAGAGTGATTAAATTGGTCGGTTCGAGTTCTAATTCGGGATGCTCATGAAACGGTTTAATGTGATGTACTTCTAATTTGTCTTTCCCAGCACATAGCGCGCACTCGGGATTTGCATCCAAATGCTTTTTTCTTACAGATGGCCATTTTGATGATCTACCATGCCCAATAGAGGCTTTACCCTCAATAACGTCTTTTATTTTTTTAATAATCATAATAATTCTTTATATTACACTTAATCAAGCCAAGTTAAATTCAATCTAGTTATTTCTTGTTGACATTCTTGAAAAGTACCAATAACCGTTATCCCTTCTACATTGGAAGAGTCTGCGTCCGCAGAAAAACACAAAATATGTGTACCGTCATGAATTAATTTATAAGTGGTTTGTATCACCGTATTTTCTCCAACAACTGGCAAAACAGATCCAGAAGCCCAAGGTAAATTTAATCTAATTATTTCTGCTTCACATTCTTCTTTAGTACCAGCAAAAACATATTCCTGAGTAGAAGTAATTCCCCTAACTTCTAATAACGATATAATAGAAGTACCATTATAGATAAGCTGCCACGGTCCGCTATCAGTTATTGTCCAATTTGGTTGTATAATCATATTATGTATTAATTATTAAAGTTGAATTTGTAGAATCATAAGATGCCGTTCCTGCATAATTTATAAGAGTAACAGTACCGTATGTTTGTTGCGTAGTTCCTGGAAATAATCTAAATGTATCTCCAACAGATGGAGGATTCCCAGAAACAAAAGTTACTGATAAAGTGGTTTGTGTAAAATCAGCCTGAGCGAAGCTTGCATCAGAGCCAGTGCCAGATATCTTTTTAACTACCCTGAGCGTCCCTTCCGAAATATTAGTTGTTCCAGTATACGTATTAATTGCACTAAGAGATAATAAGCCTACTCCCGTTTTTGTTATACCCCCACCTCCAGTACCATCAGCAAGCACGCTTTGTATAGTTACAATTCTTCCCATTGTTGGTATATTAATAATGGCGCCTCCAGATTTTACAGAAAAAATAAGTTGCGAAGCTAAAGGAGTATTTCCTGCGCCGGTGAACGAAAGTATTCCACCATTTAAATTTATAGTTGCAGTTCCCTGGTTATATTCAAAAGTAGCACAAGAAAATGTTCCTCCGTCGAGATTAACAGTCATCGTAGATGTTGCAGCTCCAAGACCAAAAATTAAATTTGATGGAGTTGATACTATTCCACCAGAAATTGTCAACGTGCTGATTGTTGTCCCACTACCGCCACCAATATAAATAGTAGATCCACAATTCAGAGTACCATTGGTAACTATCAGTGTTGAATTAGCGCCCGAAAACCAAAACTGTCCATTTGTCGATACGGTTCCGCCAGTCATATTGAAGGTACCATTACCCCCCGCATTTTCACCAAGCATACATCCACTAAATAATGTAACATTACCGCCGCTTACAACATTAAATGTTCCAGAATTTCCAGCCTGCAATGCTATTTGGAAAGCTCTTGAGCTCCCTGTCGCGCCTGTTGTTTGAATTAGAGTTCCGCTAACGGTAATAGCACCAGTAGTAGAACCAGCAATATCAGAAACAGCTATTCTTGACGCACATGAAAAAGTTCCAGCAATAATAAGTGTTCCTACATTTGAAATTGGAGACCCCCTAAAGGCGTTATTAGATCCCGTTAGTGTAAGCGTACCTGCCCCAGTTTTAATTAATCCGCCGGAGTTGGAAGAAGATAATGATGCAAATGTTACATTTTGTCCATTAGTATCAATTCTAATAGCTTGTGTATTATTTCTAATACTAGAAGAGATATCGTTTGTAATTCCTGATGCAAATTGAAGATTGCCTGCTGTGGTTCTAATATCTCCAATCGTTGGATATAAAATTCTAGTATTTCCTGCTTGAAGGACCAAAGGCCCGCCAAATGTGTTTTGTCCACTTAAAACTAATATACCAGCTCCTGATCTATTAATTTGATAATTATTTCCACCATCTCCAATTGGACCTGAAATTATCAAAGGTTGGGTTGCATCATTCGATCCAGTTGCAACAGCTAATTGTCTAAGCCCAGTTATCGTAACAGGTCCAGCGAGAATTAAAGACTTTTCACCGACAGTAGTAACAAACGTGGTATTAGCATTTATAATAATATTATTGGCAAGCGTTCTTTGCGATGTTGTATGAGCACGTATACTACACCCATTAAAATTAACTGTACCTGTGCCAAAGGCTGTATCAGAAGCCACAACATTTATTCCTTCAGATAAAGTCGTACCTCCTGTATACGTATTGTTTCCTGAATATGTCATTACACCTTGACCTGTTTTAACAAGTGAACCAGAACCACTAATATTACCAGTTATTGTTAATCCAGCATTGGTAGCTCCAGTAATATCAAGAGTTCCAATAGCGCCTAATGGCAATATGATTCCTTTTGTAGTAGTAGCATTAGCAGCAGCAGTGTATTGTAAAATTCCTGTTTTTCCGTCACTTCCTAAAACAATAGATAAGGTGCTATTTCCAAAAACTCCATTAGCAGAATTATTATTTACTGAAGCAACAGAAAGCGTTCCTTCCAGCACAGAAACCTGTCCCGTAAAAGTATTTACTCCGTTTAAGACAAGCCTTCCAAGACCAGTTTTAATAACCCCACCACCTCCACCAGCATTGACTAGAATATTTGTAAATGTTAGCGTTGTTCCACCAGGACAAGAAAATATTGCGCCTCCAGATTTTACATTTGTGGTTATTGCGCTGTGATTGATAGTCAAATTAATAGAGTTTGAAAACGTGCCACCATTAAAATTAAATGTATTTATCCCTGTTCCTTGCTGAAAGAAACCAGCGATAACTATAGTGCCGCCGTCAAGATTTATTGTATTAACTGTACCAGCCACATTGCCACGATTCCAATTCATAGTACCGGACACTGAAAACGTTCCACCTGTAATATTAATAATATTTGTACCAAGTGTACCACCTCCAATATCAAACGTGCTTCCATTTATCCAAGTTCCACCATTCACATTTAAAGTTTCGCTAACTCCAGACATCCACGCATCGCCTGCATTAGATATTATACCACCAGTTAATACATTGACAATAGAGGTTCCTCCGGAATTTTCACCAAACATAAAGCCCACCAAATTCATCGTACCACCATCACTAACAGTTAAAGTAGCAGCATAGGAAGGCTGAACTGCCATTTGATAGTTTCTTGTCGAAACCGCTAAATTTTGTGTAAATGTACCACCAACAACCGCAATTCCACCAGTATTATGCGACACTTGTCGAATAACATTAACAGTTCCAGAAAATGTTTGTGTACCTATTCCGTTTTTTGTTATTGCCGCGCCAGCAGCCAAACTACTTGTTAACGTGCCAGCAAAAGTAGCATTTGAAGAAGAAGAAAGCGTCAGCGCATTGGTTCCGCAATTTAAAGTCCCCCCGCCTGAAATTGTAGAAAGCTGTTCGGTTCCACCTAGAGCAAGTATTGCCCCTGAAGCGATTGTAACAGCAGAAGAGTCTGGTATAATATTTGCCGACGGGGTAGACAATGTACCTGCTAAAATAAGCGTAGTACCAGTATATGTATTTCCAGTTGATAGGGTTAATATACCATTTCCAAGTTTTGTAATACCTATTGCTCCTTGCGAAGTATTAACTATGGAGTTTCCATAAGTTCTATTTCCAGATGTAGTATCGAAGCCAATTGCAGAGTTTGCAGCAAAGTTTGTTGTAGCTAAAAGCGTTGCAATATTAGCATCAGTAATAGCATTATAAACTGCAAGCGTAGAACCAGGCGCCACATTGTATCGACCATTTATATTATATCCAGGCAGACAAGATAGATTTGTGAGAACAAGTACGCCATTATTAATATATGTATTGCCAGAATATGTATTGTTTTCAGATAAAGTTAGAATTCCATCACCATTTTTAACCAGTCCAACTACACCGCTTATTGTTTTTGATAACAGTAAAGTATTATATACATGAAAATTGTGAAGACTAGCACTTGTTATGGATACCATAGCATTCACGTTATTAGTACCACACTTAGCTGCCGTTGAGTCTGCAAGCTTCATATTCTAAATTAGCCGACTATTATATAAAGTGTTCCAGTTGCTGGATTAACTATAGCATTATAACCAGACTGAGTTATTTGAATAAGGTTTGTAAGTGCTGTAGCGCCACTGATATTTGTTATATTACTTGAGACATATCCAGAGGCAGCCAAGGCAGCAGTAAGAAAACCGCTAGGGTTTGACGCAGGGTAAAACTCACCAGTTTGCGCGCTAGTCACATAGCTTGAAAGATTTACTCCAGTAATGAAACCGCTAGGGTTATCATTCGTGTAGAAATTCGTGGTATCAACGCCAGTAATGAAACCGCTAGGATTTGACGCGGGGTAAAACTCGCCAGTTTGCATACTGGTCACGTAACTCGAAAGGTCAACGCCAGTAATGAAACCGCTAGGATTATCGTTCGTGTAGAAATTCGTGGTATCAACGCCAGTAATGAAACCGCTAGGGTTACTGGATGCGTAAAAAAGTCCAGTATCGTAACCAGTAATATAACCGCTTGGGTTGCTATCCAGATAGTAGTTGCCAGTAACCTGTTTTGAATCTAGGGATAGCTGTAAACCTGATATATCAGAAACAGTTGCGGTTTTACCGACCCAAGATCCATTTTTCTTCACCAAGAATTGCCCGCTTAAAGCGCCGGTAACCTCAACATTATGTAACTCTTCTAGCTCATATCCATTCTGAACTTTTACAAAAATTTCCCCATTATTTTGAGCTCGCGTAACGACGCCAAGATAAACTAAATGATTTGGCGCATAAGGTTTATTGCTTAATCCATATATCAAGCTTCCAGTAGGTCCAAGCCAAATAGGATCACCAGCTACAGCAGAACTTGTGTCAAAATGTTCCAATAATCCATCCACTACAACTGTTCCAGACGCGTTTTGAACTAAAGAGTCCTGAGCAACAAGTCCCAAAGTTTTTGAAGATGCTCCCTCACTAGCATTAGAAGCTAATCCAACTAATATGTTTCCACCACTTGCACCCTTAATATAAACAGGTTGACCCTTGTAAATAGTTGAGCCGTGGTCATTCTTAATATTAACTTGAGCAGAATAAACTACGCCACTAATAATAGTATTGCTTTGAATTTCCCCGCTAAGAAGAACCTCAGTACCATTAACAGTGGGTCTTTGCGAAAAATTCTTAACCCCAGAAATATTCTGGTCACCAGTAGTATAAACCAAGTTTTCAATGCCGGTGATGAAACCACTAGGGTTATCGCTCATGTAGAAATTAGACAAATCGATATCCCCACTTAATAAAACAGCATTACCAGAAACAATAGGGCGTTGTTCAAAGCTCTTAACCCCACTTATGGATTGATCACCAGTTAAATACAATAAATTATTAGCAATTATTTCATTAGTAGAAATATTCTGAAATACTCCGCTTTCGCTATATAAAACTCTAGTTCTAAATGGTGTCATAATTTTTTTAATTTACTATATTATAGGAATTATCTAGTTAAATGCGTGAATATTTAAATAATAATTATCTTCCTGAATTGTATCAGAGAAATAAATATCACAACCAGATATCGTTTTATTTTTTACAAGAGTTTGATATATAACATTATCACCATCTATATTACAATAAACAATAGGAATAGATAAAAATTCCTTGCCAGTAAACGCAATTCCCGTATATGTCATACCACTATATAGAAGTAGTGACATTTTTTTCTCATTAAGCTGCTCCTGAAGCTCGTCAATAAGCAAGACGCCACTTCCGTTAACCGTTGGTCTTTGATTAAATAGAACAGACCCAGAAACATCAAGTGCGCCCTGTGGATTTTCAGTATTTATTCCTACAACTCCAGATCCAACATATAATGTTGCAACATCTGTTTGCAATCCGGCATCAAGTCCTTGCGGAAACGACTTTCTTCCTGAGATATCTTGATCTCCAGTTGTGTATACCAAATTCGCAATGCCAGTTATGAAACCGCTAAGATTATCGTTCGTGTAAAAATTCGACGTGTCAACGCCAGTAATGAAACCGCTTGGGTTACTCCTCGGATATAGAGATGAAATATCTACTCCAGAAACAGAAAGAGTAACTGGCTCAACCCACGCTACATCAAAATCACCGCTACCTAATTTAGCGAGAACTTGTCCAGATAAACCTCCTGGTAAAATACCACCAGCCAAAGGAGACTGAGAGCCTCCAATTCTTTCTATTTGCTTTATAAAAGTAGTATTTATCATCTGCTTAAATCATTTAGTTCTGAGCTGTAAATGCGCACCAAAATTTTCCATTGCCACTCGATACAGCTCTTACTTGAGTTAATGGAGTAGTTAAATATGCGGGCTCAGCATATCCAGTTGTCAATGCAGAAAATGTGTAAAAATCAACCCAATCTTTTTCAAAAATTGGACTGCTATACTGAAGGGTCACTGCTCCATTTCCGCTAGAGTAAACTGTAAATCCAGCGTCTCTAAATCTGGCTATGTTCTGAGGTTCACCAGTAAATGGAGCATTTTGACCACTTAATAAAAACTTACTTTGAATTAAAAAATGATTCATAATAATGTTTATACACATTATTACAAGCTGAATCCAATATTATTTTATACTGTGAAAAAGAATTGACGCGGACCTAGTATCCAAGTTGTGAGAAATTGCCAATTCATCTATTTTATTAGAAATTTCCAAATTACATCTCGATGGATCATCTGTATATGATTTATAACTCTTATCCCAGTCGGACAAATGTTCGTTTTGAGCAATTAAAATAGCAATATCGGACGCAACTTCAATCTGTTGAGCATTTAATTTTTTAATTTTAAATTTAGCTTTCAATTCGGATTGTATATTTTTTTCAAGCGCCGTGATCGAAGAAATAACAACTTTCATTTTTTCACAGCTGAATTTATTCGCGGATTCTTCAACTTCTGAAGCAGACGCCTGCTTTCTAGTAACAGATTGTTTATTTCCACCTGTTCCGGCGGGTCTTCCAGAATTGCCAGCCGGATTTTTACTACCACCGCTAGACGAAGGTGATGCAGATTCGGCCGGATCTTTTACCCCACCTATAATCGGCTGATAATAACCCTTTTGTTTTAAATCTTTATATCTTTTTTGTGATTCGATACTTTCTTCGTGAGTTGGCAATCTACCACTTTGAAAAACGTCAAATCCCTCTTCTGGAGTTAAAACGCCCAACTCTATAAGTCTGGAGTATACGCGACTCATCAACACATTGTCTTCAAAATCAATATCTTCAAGTTTTGGAGTTGGGATTTGCTTAAATCCAAGAGCTTTCCCGACCTCTTTCATTTCGGGTATTAAAAAATCTCTCAAAAACTTCTCGCGACCATATTTAAGACGAGCAAAAAACACTTTTACCTTTATTGAAGTATTTGAAAATTTTTCTTCACCGAAAAGAATACTATTAAGACCCATTCGTATATCATTATCCAATATTTCATATTTTTTGGGGTCGAGCAAATTACCAATATCAGGAATAACGAATTTGGCATCAGTTGTGTAATCAGCAACAAGAACTTTTCCAACGCTTTGATTCTCAAAAAGTTTTCTCATAGAGACTAAATTCTGAGCACTAGGCATTCCAACTTTTTCATCACCCATGGTAATCATCAAAACCGCCTGTTGAACAGATCTAGCAATAGCTTGATCTATTTTTTTTAATTCAAGCTTGGAATTTATATCCTCAAGTACCGCAAAACCCATAGGGACGGAAAGCGGTTCATAATTCTGCTTCTTATAAAAAACAGCAACCAGTCTATCCTTATCCAGTTCTAATCCAACATTATTTAAGCCAGACGGTATGCCTTTAGATACCTTACTCTTGTTCCTGTCTATTATATTTTTAATTTCCGGAATTTTTTCTGCTATTTGCCTGTCGGATTCAGTTCTTGGATTAATCAAACTTTGAAGTTCGTAATCATTCAGCATCTTAACATATACGTTATCTAAGAACGATGAAGATGTTATTATATTTATATCAGCGGGGTTGAGAACTATATATTTTACTGGAATTGTTGCCGTAGAATCAGAAAGCTTTGAAGCAGCCGACCCGAAAGCGTCCTGAATCTTCATCATACTCTCTCTGCCAAATTCGGCTCTGAATTTATATATAAAAATATTACCACTTCTATAAAACTCTCTATAAAATTGATCCTGCAAATCCCAACAGTTTATTTTTTGTAACCATAGGTCAAAAAATTTTCTACTTTGCTCATTGCCCCCAGTTAAATATACATCCGAAAGACTGAACTCGGTCATTAAGTCAATAGTATTTCTAAATATTGGCACATTCCAGTAAGCTTTTTGGCAAAGTACAATAGTATCTTTTGCAGATATATTGGAATCATAATTACCCTTACCGCTTCCATAAATAAAAGGAACAACGCCTCGCTCAAGGTTAGAAAATCTATCACTTCTAGTTATCGATCCAGACGAGTTTCGTCTCATAGACGTATCACCAGACCTCTCACAGCTGGAACCCAAAGACACACTTAAATTATCATCTAGCGAAGCCATAACCGCCTCCGGAAGCTCCACTTTCTCGCGCCTAGTAGACGACTTAGAAACTGTTCCAGTAGCGAATGAAGTATTTTCTAGCTTTTGTTTAGACATCAATTTTCCTTTATTTTATCAATTTTAAAACGTAATTAACAATTGTATTATTGTATAATTCTACACGTTTTATAGAAAAAAGGGCGTAAAATTATATTTAGGCTTTTCTGCCTTATCAGAGTGCAGATCAAAGTATACCTTAACAGCCCAATTACCAAGCATTAAAGCCGAATAGTTATCTTTTCTTGGTTTGTTCGCCGTCGTTAGCCTTCTCAAGTGAGATGGAAGATCAAAACTCTGCGTTCCGCGAGCTGTTGATGAAACCTGTATCAAAGCACACTGATCCTTTGTATCTTTTATTATAAAATCCTGCTGTTCCATAAAATCCCTAATGCCGAGTTTGGCTCTTTCAGAAGCGTCATCTGGCGCATCATCAATACCCTTAGGATAGATATAATCAATAGGAATATTCAAAGAAAACATTTGATTTACTATATCCGGATGAGCGCAAGAAGCGCTGGCGAACCATATTCTTTTATGATCTATACAGCTTTGAAGATAGCCATTTGCTCTGCCTATAAATGAAGAAGTAAAGTATTGTTTAATGCATATACTTTTAGTGTCTAAGTTATATTGAGTTTTAGCATCCTTAAGCATTTCAATATACTCGTCACCTTCCTTATCAGAATTGAATTCAAAAAAGCCGACCTTCATTCCTTTTGCTTTAAAAATAGCTGATCCGTTTGCAGCCTCTATGAATTGATCACCACCAGCGTTATCAATTATTACCAATTCTATATTAAAGTGAGTTAGTAAGTAATAAAAGTACTTTATATGGTCTTGAATGCTTGTTCCAGCCTTCTGATACCCGTGAACATAAATAGAGGTACCATCTTCTTGATTTAATTCTAAAACCGCCATGGCAAAATAATCTGAACTTTTAGAAGCACTAAAACTTGGATCTATAGCCAATACATATTTTTTATCCTTATCTCCAACTATTTTAGTAGTCGGATATTGCCCATTTGGAACCGTACATAGTGTCATTTTTTTAGGTGAAAAATAACCATCTCCACCATCTACAAATCTTGCGCAATATTCCCTGAGAAACGCAGAATGACTTATTCCACCGCTTTTTGCTAGCTGTATAACGCCCTGATCAATCATATGCTCGGGTAGTGACTCATAACTCATTTGAGAAACAAAATAAGTAGAGTTCTTCATGGCTTCCATTCTATCCTCTCCTATTCTTTCGCTATCCCCCAATAAACCAGGATCCCTAATGATATCAGACCAAATAGAGTAAAGCTCAAAAAGATATTCAAACGTATAACTAGCAGAGCTCAGCGTTATCATCTTGTTGGCATTCTTAAATACCGTTCTATCTTTTTCGCTTAGTCTGTCAGCTTTGATCATTTGATCTTCTACTTCTCTAACTCTAATTCTTTCCGCAACATCAAGAGGAGAACTCATAAACGGCATCAGAACACGCTCAACAATATCTTTTGGCATCAATAAAAATTCGTCAATAATTAAAACAGATGCGCGGTAACCTCTAGTATTTTCACCGCCAAGCGGAATAGCAGTTATAGATCCGCCATGTGGCAATTCAACCGGATAAACGTATTCATCATTTCTCTTAACTGGATCTTTAAAGCACTGTCTTGCCAATCCGGCATCTTTGGCATTGATCATTTTATCAACCTCCATAAACAACCTTCTAGAAGTTCTAAAGTTGGCCGAAGCTATTAGTATTTTAGTTCCAGGTTCAAAAATACATTGGAGTATACAAAAAACAGCCGCACAAAAACTCTTGGACGCGCCTCTCCCCCAAGTCAACATGCTAAAATTCCTATTAAACATCGCCTTAATAGTTATTTCTTGATACTTTTCAAGCTTTATTCCCAAAAATAACTCGGTAGTTAATCCGATATTGGATTTTAAAAATTTAGCAAGCGTTATGCGAGCCGTGGGATCGTCCATCTCGCCGCGCATCTCCAAAAGCTCCTCATTGAAGTGCCTGTCCGGAATAATAATGTCTTGATTTCCTATTTCCCACATATATTAAATAAGTTTATGCTCTATCAAGTATTGAAAATCTAATGTTTGTGCAGTTTCGCAATCAAGAGAAAGTATCTTAGGAATAATTTCAGACGACTCTTTTCTCCCGCCAGAAAAACAAAACTGAATACTTTCAGGAAAGCTTTTGCATATATCTCTAAACCTATGAAAGATAAAATCAGAAGAAGCCCTTCCATACTTTCCAGCCCTAGAATAAGAAAATGACAAAAACTTATTAATATCGCACTCGGTTACTACTACTATATATCCCCCAGCCTCCTTTGCTCTTACAACTTCTCTATTAAATCTATCAAAACCAGAAGATAGAGTTGAAACTAAATCGTTAAGTGACTTTCTCTCCACCGCAAGCAAGCCATCATAAGAGTAGTCTCCAAATTCAAGTTTTTTACTTATAATTTCGTAATCAGCAAGCTTTATTGGCTTCTGTTCTCTGGTGTCAACCGTCACGTTTTTTCTACGAATAAAATTAAAATTTAATTCATTTTTATTATAGTTGTATCTTCTATTTAGACCAGTAGATTCAATAAATTCATTTAAATTTTCAAAGAAAAATTGGTATGTCTTGATGGATGGCAGATACGATATGGTTCTGATCTCAGAAGACGAGGGAAAATTGCATACACTTTTTAATTTAGAATGTTCAATAATTTTATACAATAAGAATTTTTTTGCCAAGCCGTCTTTTTCTATTTTCAGCCACGCGAGCATATTCTTCTTATTGGCAAAGTCAGTTAGTAGGTACTGTTCAAAGCTTTTATAATCAATCGCCTCTTTAGTCAGCAAGTCTTTCTTATTTAAATTCCATTTTAGATACTGATCAATTTTAATACCATGAATATCTTTAACATGATTAATAAATTCATCCTTATCACCACATGAATAAGTGCAGTTTTTTTCCTTACAAGAAAATTCCATATATATTAAGTATTGAAAATCTCCTTTGGGTCAATTCCGCGAATAATAGCCTTAAATTCATCAACAGAAGATAGTTTTTCAACTTCTTCCTTCAGCGCTTCCCTTTGTCTTTCCGCTAGCGCAATCATTCTATCCCTATTCTCTTCCTGCTTCCATGCATAAACCAAATTCAAGATAGAGGCATTTTCATTTCTTTTTTCTTCTATTCTTTTGGATCTATTAACAGTAAGACTCTTATATAATTTATCCTGACGCGAAATACATTGATTATATTCCGTTTGCGCATTGTTAATTGCTTCATTAAGACTCATGCTTATTTTTTTACCATCGGATTCAGAAGCCATCTCATCTAAAGAAATTCTTAGATACTCTATCCGTCTCTGGATATCCGCAGCTATTACAACCTCATTTGAAAGAGTTATAAACTGATCTATTTCCTCTTGAGACAGATCATCTTTATCATGAGTATAACGAATAAATGCATCCTCGAATAATTCCCTATCCTCCTGTCTGGAATAACTATTTATCTGATAAAGAAATCTAAATATTTTGAGATATGTGGATAAAGCTTCAGCGGACTTTATTTGCGCGCGTTTTAAATTTTCTTCCCTCCAACCGTAATTCAAATACTTGTTTATTCTCGCTATTACCTGTATGAATGTAGCCGGTGGTCTATATTGGTCAGAAGCTATCTGAGGTCTCTTTGCGTTACTAGACGGATTATAAACTATAGACTGAAAATCCCCCGACTCGTCTAATCTTAAATTCTTTTTATCCTCTTGATCATCTAGAAATTTTATATAACCCTGAACAGCTCGATGCTCTCTGTGAAGAGCGCTTATGGATTCATCATTGAGTAACTTTCTAGTAAATATTAAACTGCTAAAATCTAAATCTTTTACAGCAGATGAAATTTTGCTTTTTTGATCATCACTAAGTATATAAGGTTCAACTTTTTCAATAATATTTACCTTAATTTTTCCAATTTTAAATTCTGATATATATTCTTTTATACATCTACCCTGCTTACTCCTTCCATCTAATAGGTCATTTTTAAAAACTAGCCTAGTCAATTCAGATAAATTAGGCGTAGCTCCATCAATGAATGAAGACCTTATTATCTGCTCCTGATCAGGAGTAAGCACTATTTCATTGCTTGTATCCTGGCGATCTGTTTTTTTCAGTGGTTTTGTAGCCCATCAATTTAGCAGCCTCTATTTCATCAAGATTCTGTATATAAAGTAGATTGTAAACCTTCCAATCAATAACTGAAAGTTTATTTTTCACAGCTTCATGAAAGCTTTGGATCTTATCCTCATAGTCAATATACGAATAGCTATCCGGTACATCCATGTCTTCGCGTTTATCATCAGGGTTATCAGGATCTTTAAAATTAGAATTAAGGCTTAATGGCATCTTTATTGAATAAGCATCCTTTTTTCCAGATTCCCATTTCGAATATTCAGCACATACAGAATTTTGAGTTCCGTACATTGAACACAAATCTCCACCTTGATTATATTTACACTGAGAACATGGCTTTGAAAAAGAAGAATAATTATTTCTAATCAAATTAGTCATCTGATTGGTAATGATTGTATTTATCCATGGTCTAAGGGGTCTTTTATTATCCCATTGATCCCACTTATTAAAAATATGAACCCTTATTTTCTGTGACACGTCGTCATAGTCCATCCACGCTATAGAATTTAAACGCCATCTCGACTTTCTTTTGTGCAATTCGTTATCTATTATGTAAAGACATTCGCGAAATTCCGGCTTATTTATAGCAAAGTTGTTTTCATCAAGCATAATTTATTATTCAATATCAATCACTCTTGGCTTGCTTGATGCTTCCAATCTTATTTCTTCTAGAATTTGTTGTTTTGTTTTTTTGTTAGTATGAATATTATCCTCAGTCATTTTGAACTCCTCTCGGGCAGAAGAGTTACCATTAGAGTTTTCAATTAACTGCCCAAAAGAAACCCCCTTATTTAAATCATCTTTTTCAATTGTTATACCGAATTTGCTAGATTTATTTTTAAATCTTTTAAAATTATCTATATGTCGCTGAGTCTCATCATAGTCGTCATAATAATCGTCATCCTCATCATTTTGCGACAAGTGAACAGGTCGTTGCTTTTCAATTGCGGGTATTTTCGTATCGGGTTTGACTTTATTTGAATTTACGTGATCACTTGAAGCTATCAAATCCGAGACCCTTTCTCCACATTGCGGGCAAAACTTAGGTTTAGAAAACTTGTACTCGCTTTTAGCAAAACATTTATTACAATATAGATTCATAGTTTAATATATATAAATTATAAATACAATTACAAAATAATCTATTTATTATTTAATCGTATTTGCCTTACTTGATGTAATACAATATGTACTCATGAAATATACGCATGAAAATAGAAGATATAATTAAAAAATATAAAATAGGTCCATTTATAAATGATGTAAGAAATCATTTAAAAAAGCACAATGGAAGAGTGATCTTTAAAAATCCAGTTTTAAATAAAAACGAAATAGATGGAGAGTTTTCAGAATTCGATATGACAATAAAGTGCTTTTTAGATACTTCTTCAACCTATTGGATTGGAGTTCTCGCGCATGAGTACTCGCATTTCCTGCAATGCATTGACGAGAACGAATACTGGACTGATTTTCAAAAAAAAGTATCAAGCATAGATGATTTAAATCAAGTTTTTAAAAATAGCAAAAGTATTAAAAAATTAACCAAGCAGAATAGATTAAAACTGTCAGACTCCATAATAAAAATGGAACTAGACTGCGACAAGTCAGCAATAAACTTAATTAATAAATATAAACTTCCGGTTGATAAAAAAGAGTACTCATCAAAGGCTAATATTATATTATATAAGTATTTGTACTGGGCAGATATAGCCATCCACATATCCAAATACGTATAAGTAGCCAATCTTCCAGCAAAAATTACTCCAGATTCAAGATCTGCTAATTTTTTATATTCATTATACATTTGAATTCCGTCTCCGAACGGCATCGGGTAAAACGGCACGTCATCATCGCCACACTCTTTTGGAAATTCCTCAGTTATTATGGTTTTTCCACTATGATTATAATTAAAATAGCTATGATCATAAACTCGAGTGGATTTTGTATTTTTTGTATTTTGATTTATTGCAACGGCTGGTAATTTTTCACAACTGGTTTTAAATACGAAATCTAAAGACCTATATGGAAGCCTTCCGAATCGGAAATTAAAATATTCATCTATTTTACCAGTATAAATAACCAAGTCGGACTTAACTTTCTTCCAATCTTCTTTCGCGCATGATAAATTAACTTTTATATCTTTAAGCATATTGCTCATCATGAATGTATAGCCCTTTTTTGGCATACATTGATATTTTTCATTTTTATACCACGTGGGATCTTCATCATCTTTGGTTTTTGGTATTCTGTTCGTTATAGATTTAGGTATTTCATCAAATGGCACACCCCACTGCTTCTCAGAATAGTCCTTGAAAATTATATCAACTATTTCTTCTTGAGATAATTCTCTACCAATTTCTTTTATAGTTTTTTTACTGTACGGAAGTGATATTTTCCCAATTTTTGTATCACCAATTGGTTGATACTTAAAATCAAACCATTCTGTGTATCTACTTAAAAAAGAAAAAACTTCCTCATCGTCAGTATGAAAAATATGAGGACCATAATTATGAACAAGCGTTCCAGCCAACTTGCTATCAAAGCAGTTTCCACCAATATGATTTCTAGATTCAAAAATCTCTACCTCATGACCTCTTTCTTTCAAAAGTATAGCTGCAGTTATTCCAGATAGCCCGCACCCAATTATATTTACTTTCATAATTTAAATACTAAACTATTGAATAACATTAGATGGTTTTTTGATCAATCCAGTTTTCTCCATTACAAATCTAAGCAGTCCAGATCTAACTATATCAGTATATTCTCTTAGTTCAAAACAGTGAATACCAAAATATAAAAAAGATCTTTGTAAACTCTCCACATCTTGTCAAAACAAGAAAAAGGTCATCCCACGTCATGGAGGACGCTTCATCCACTATAACAGCCTTACAGTTCCAAGAGCGACCTCTCACAAATCCAACTGGATGACAATTTATTCTATTATCTTTCTTTAATTTCGCAATATCTGCTTCTGGCAACATCTCTTCCAACTTATCAAATAAAATAGCATTATATGGAGCCATCTTTTCTTCGCTAGTTCCAGGAATAAATCCGATTTTGCCAGTTGTAGAAGACTCCACAGGATTTCTTATAAAAATAATTTCATCAACCTTCTTTGCGTTCAATAACTTTAATGACGCCATAACCGCCAAGTATGATTTAGAGGTTCCGTACAGACCATCAATAAATACACACTTGGAATTCTTACTCAGAGATGTTTCCAGTAGATGTTTTTGTTTTTCAGTTAAATCAGATCGCTCCTTTATACTTAGAGAAAAACTTATCTTTGGACGCTGCGTCACATGCATAGAAGTATCCTTATTTTGGGGGCTAGACTTCTCCAAGTTGTCCGACTTTGTGACTGGGCTTCTAGAGTTAGTGGTTTTTTTATTTTTTGACATATATTAATTATAACACAATAGTAACTTTATTCTTTAATTTAATTTGACTTAGTATACAACGCATCTCCCCACTCCCATGGGGTAATGTAAGTCTCAGATCTAGTAAAATTGAACTCCTTAAGATAAGTATCGATCTCTCCAACAAGCGAGCAGTTTTTGTATATATAATTAGTATTTATTTCAGTATATACATAGTCAAAGTTATCCAGTAAATCACCGAATCCCTTTAAAACATCCAATTCAACACCTTGCACGTCTAGATTTAAAAAATTATAATCTTTGATATTTATATTAAACTCTTCCACGATGTAAACCATCGGCTTAACCTGAATTTGCAAATTATTAACATATGAAATTCCGGGATGATACCGTTTGTGCAAATCCAAATCCAAGAACGAGGAAGATTCTCCATTATTAGCCCTGTTAAAATTTTTTATTTCTCTTTTTGATCCAATTCCGCAAATTATAACCATGTCTTCTGGAAAGGACGATTTCAAAAACTGCTCGTACTGAGGATCTGCGTCGATCCAAATTATTTTATCAAATTTATTTTTTGTATAAAAAGGTTTTTCTTCACCGTTATGAGCGCCGATATGTATCACTCCTCTAGGCTTCTTAACGGCAAAATAATTTTCTAAATTTTGTATATACATTATATAATAATAACTATTTATTAATATTAATCCAATATTTGATAGTTATAATTATTAATGAAATGCAAATTATATCAGTTGTCAATTAAATTAGTCGAAAATAACCGAAATCCCTAAATTTTCGCTACTCCATTAAGTTTATTCATATAAAATATATACACTTTTCTTTGAAAAAAAGTTCTAAAATTAAAAATTTTAATGTAAGCTTTTGAAGTAATTTATATTGTATAATATTCAAAATTACTAAAATAAACAATTAGATTAAAATTAATATGATAAACGCATTTAAACAAATTAGATTAAGTAACGTCAACGTTAGCGGTCAAGACGGTAGAATTTTCATTGGAAATAGCGGCACTCTCGCTTTTTCTTCTGAGTTGCAAGCTGTTAGCGGAGTTCTTTCTTCTGAAATTTCATCTCTTGGCTCATCCAGTAACCAAGCCCTTATTGACGCAAGTGGTGTTCTTTCTAGCAACATAGCATCAACCGGTTCGGCTCTTGATTTAAGAATTACCTCGGAAGTTGCTTCTTTAAACAGTGGACTTTTAGCCACTTCTGGAGATTTAAAATCATATATTGATAATAGTATTAGTGGCGTTATTGACATGGCTCCAGCAGCTCTTGATACTCTCAATGAGTTAGCTGCTGCTCTCGGTGATGATGAAAATTTCGCTTCTAACCTAACAAATACATTAACTAACATCAGTGGCAGTCTTAGTTCAGGAATTGCGTCTCTTGGCGGAGCAAATGCTTCTGCTTTAACAAATGTTAGCGGTTATTTACAATCCGGTATTGATACAAAAGTTTCGAGTTCTACCCAGAAACAATTCAGGATCCTGCTTGCAACTGGAGTCGATACAGCCGGTATTTCATTTCCCGGTGACGCCTTTACCTCTGCTCCATCAGTTCAGGTGACACTTGAGGGCGATGTTGTGTATCAATCTGTAATAAAAAATTGCACAGTGTCCGGGTTCGACATCTATCTTTCAGATGACGTCCAAGAGGCAGGTACTTATTTGAATGTCTTCGCTTCGAATCAGTAATTAAATCAAGTTAAAATCAAATTACCCTCTCATGAGTTTTAAGCTCGTGAGAGGGTTTTTTTTGAAAACTTAAAAATTAAAAATTAGTATATCTAACACTTTCCCTTATATTTCTAAAATTAGATTTTATAACAGGCTTTATTTTTACCCCTCTTACGATATAAACAATAATAGTATCAACTACCTCTAATAAGACAGCCAATAAGAAACATATTACTGCGGTTATATCGCCAGCCAATAGGGCACCAAAAGACAGATTAATAACATTATCGGTTTTAAATTTTATAAATTCAGGCTCAGTTCCAATTTTTGAACTAATTACGTTAATAGCGCCATTTAATTTAACCGACACGTCAGCTAATTCTTCAAATGTTTTGGCTTTATTAACACTGAATATCAATCCGTCCTCTCCGTCCATATTTGAAACCAACCCATCGATAGCTTGAACACCTTGGTCGTAAGAGCTTTTCTTTATTTGGTATTCTTTTTCAATTTTTTCAAGTTCTTTATTTTTAAGAGACTCTAATTCTTTTTCTTGGATCGTCAATTTGTTTTTCAAAGCCTCAGACTGTTTTGCTTTATTAGTTTCCAGTTCTTTTTTTGCAATGTCAACCTCGGACTTGGCTTTTCTCACGTCGGCTTGTAATTCTTTGGCTCGCGGACCCATTCCGCTCACGCCGCTTGTAGATTTTCCTCTAACGCCTTCAGTCTCATCAACGTACGCCTGTTCAGATTCATTAACTTTACTATTAAGATCTTTAATTGACGAGCTAAACTGCTTGTCTGACTCGTCCATGAGAGAATTTGCTAAATTATTAGCCTCATTAGTCTTGACTACAAAATCCTGCTCTGTTTTATTTTTAAGTTTTGAGGTTTCGCTCTCGAGCATAATAATCTGTTTATTAATAGACTTTCTAACCTCCTTGTCGAAGAAATTAACTTTCTCCAATACTTCAAATTTAGTTGATTGCAATGAAGCCTTAACGCTTGTTTCAGAATAGAGCCCAACAAAGTCAAAAATCGTAGGCAATAAACTTATTATAAGACAAAGCATGGCGTGCTTGTATTCGAAGGTTTCTCTTCCGTACATTATTATTTTTATACAGTAAGGAAGTCCAACAACAGACACAGCAGCCATCAATATAAGACCCGGATTCCATCCTGTCAAAATTAGAGACAAAGCATGGAAGGCAAAAGCCGTCGCGACCAGCATCACAATTATATAAATTAAATTCAGACACTTAGAAGCGAATACATTCTTGGTAGCAAATCCAAAAAGAGTGCTATGTTGTGTTTCGTCACCAGATTGAGAGAGTAATGGTAAATTATCTGTATTCATATTTTGCATATTTTCTTGGTTGCCCACATCTGCGTTGCCCACATCGGCATTTTCGACTTCGTTCTGCCCGAATGATCCCAAACGCGATTTTAATCGCCCATTTTCGATCATAAATATCTTTGGAGCACGCTTTATCATTCAGTATTCGCAATTGTAGTATTATACAATACACCAAAGATGGCGCGCCGCTTTAATTTTTTGAAATATTGGAATTCCACAATTCGCAAAACCGGCCCCGGGGCCCAAACCGCTCGAAACATAAATCTGACCACCTTTATTCTATTTTTTTGAGAAATAGGGGGGGGTACCCACGTACAGACTTAGATACAGATACAGATACAAGATACAGTATAACAATATCGACAAGGTTATTGTTTATTATTATTGGGTTGTAATTGGATTATGTTATTATTATGTATTGTTATCTTGTTGTTATTGGTTTAATTAAATTGAATTAATATATTTTTATTGGGGGAGAGTGAATTTTAAGACCCCCGCGCGTTTTGGGCCGGCGACCGCACCCTAAATTCGAAAAATTGGGGGGGGTGTCAAGGGAAATCTTTTTCACGCCAATAATTAAAATGAATTAAAATAAAAAAATCCCTTGCATGAATCCAGTTTTGTGATACCTTGAATACATGGAAAACGAAATAGCTTACATGGTTTTTATGGTTTGGATCTGCACGATTGGTATCCTCACAAAGATTGCCCTCGAAAGATAATTAAAAAAACCCTTTGACAAAAAATACTTTTTAGACTAAATTAAAAATATGAACAACGAACAAAGACAGAAAGACATCTGCAACGCCCTCATGTATCGCGCTAGGCTCGGCAAACACCACGGCTGGAGATACGCAATGAAATGGTTTTCCGCTTGGGAAAAAGAATACAACAAAACGAATCCCTTGACACACTAACGCTTTTAGACTACATTAAAAATATGATACCAATAAACAAAACACCACTACACGTTGTAACTCATCCACAGCACTTCGTGAAATTCAGCGCAACGCGCATCTCTAGGGCGGGAGGAAATCACGAAAGCGGAGACTTCCAGATTCACTCATCTACCCGTCTGTTCAGCGTTCTTGCTGTCAAGCAACCAGACGGCTCTTACATCGGCAACTACCACGGAGGCGAGACGCAACGTATACGCCTAGTAAAGCAAAAAGAAGACGCAATTAAGTTTATCTGCTCTATGTATAGCGTTGGCGGTCAAATACTTACCTGTGACGACGGCGTTAAGCTAGACGACGGCTCTTTCGTCTACAATGGCAGTTACGACTGCTGGAGCGACTAACATAAGTCGCTCTGTATCAACGGGTTACAGGGCCCCCGGGCCCGTAAGTGCCTCAGCCTCAACGACTTACAACACAGACGACTTGGCACGCTTCTTGAATAGGTGAAATAGGGGGCCTGGCACGATAATTGAATACGCGAAATCACACCACCGAAAACGAAATCCTCGACCTCGCTCACGTTAGCTGTGAGGAATTTGACTCATCCTATGAATCTTGGATGGATGAACTCCGCGCCAAGGACTTGGCTGACTATGACGCGCAACGTGATGCGCAGTTGAGCGACCAGCAGGAGGAATTGATCTGCGACCCTCACGGCGACGATATGAGCGAATACGACGACGACCAGCAGGATGACGGCGACGATGACGATGACAAGCACGGCTTCAACCGCGAACCTCGCGAGGATAACTTCCGTAGCGATGCGGAGGCTGACGCGGACGTGTTGGCGGGTGCTGGCTACGGCACAGATGAGGATTACGGCTACTATGGAGGCGACGAAGGATGGTAGCCCCTAAATCACTGAAAATCAACCATATAAATAATACTACCATGAAAAACATACTAAAAGCCATTGTGCCAGCCACTAAACACCAAGGAAGTTGCTCTATTCTAGGCACTTGTAGCATCTATGAGAGCTATAAGAAAAATATCCTGTGGGCGTATAACAAAATGCGCCAACATGATGGATTGCATGACGTTACTAGGATGCCAGCAGGCACGCGATACCAAAAGGTGCATTACTTCGGCTAATATAAGTCGCTCTGTATCAACGTGTTACAGGGCCCCCGGGCCCGCAAGTGGTTGAGGCTTAACGACTTACAACACGAGGAAGTTGGCACGCTTCTTGAATAGGTAAAATACAGGGCCTGGCATAGCGTGTGCTTATGCCGATGAAAATAAATTAAAAAAATATCTGGACATTTTCGAGGTTTTGAACTATCTTAAAAACATGAACAACGAAACGATTGAACAATTCTACATCAACTTTGAGAAATTCAAGAAGGGTGAATGGACAGCCCAAATGTGGTATGACTACTGCTCTGTTATTCTCTGCGACTTGATGGAAGAACATTATCCTAAAAAATCGGTAAAATAATCCCTTGACAAAATAACCTTCAACCTATAAATTAAAAACATGAAAACACTAGAACAAATAACACCATACATCATCACAGCAATCTTCATCTATGCAATGTCTAGCCTCTTTGTGGCTTTTGTTGGATATGTTGAACGCAATGGACTTTAATCTCTCAACAATAAACTAGAAAAACACCATGACAAAAAAACACTTCACAGAAGTAGCAAAAACCATTAGCCTACAATATAGCCAAGCATCAACAACGAAAGAATTGCGATTGATCGAAAATATCGTTGACGACCTTTGCCAAACCTTTAAGAATATCAACAGCCTTTTTGATTCTGCAAGATTCAAGGCGGCTTGCGGAGTTCACAAGTAACCAAGCACCAAACAGCAAACAACACAAAACCATGCAACTAACACGCAAATCACAACTCACGGGAATCACCCGCACGAAGGAAATCAACGTCACCGAGGAGCAAATCCTTGCGTGGGAACAGGGCGCGCTAATCCAAAACGCCATGCCTCATCTGTGCGCGGATGATAGGGAGTTCGTCAAGACTGGCATCACAGGAGAGGAGTGGGATCAACTCTTCGGCGGACAGGAGGAAGAACCCGAGGACGAGATGGCTCTGCCCTCGTAAACGCAAACCCCTGCGAGTCAACGACTTGCAGGGCCCCCGGGCCCGTAAGTGATTGGGAGCTAACGAGTTACAGTTGGCACGATTCTTGATTAGCCAAATATCAAACTTGGCATGGCGAATGCTTAAAGAAAAAATTAAAATCAAAAAAATATCCTTGCGTTTTTTAGGGTTTTTGATACATTAAAAACATGAACGATACAAACAACAACAACCAAGTGGAACAAGAAGATGATGACGCATACGCAATGCGCGTGGCAAATGGCAATCTGGCAATCTGCTTTGAAGGGGCGCATGAGTTACTTGATGGACGCTATGAGCTTTTTGGCGAATACGAAAATTAAACCTTGCAATATAAATCTCAACCACTACAATAAAACACCATGAAACTAACCACTAAAAACCAAGACCCTAAAAACTACATCGAAGCGACAGCAATCCTTCACAAGATCGGAAATCAAAAACCATACTTCTCGCTTACTGGTCGCATTGTAGAAAAGGGGCGCGAATCCGTGAGCGGAGCAATTCACAAGGAAATTCTTGCCGCCTTTCCCCAACTCGCGGACATTGCCGCCCTTCACCTTTCCGACATTGACGGAAAACCCATGCACTCTTTTGAAAATGGCAAATACTGGGCTGGCTTTACAAGATGGTCAGAATCAAACATTGGACACCTCGCTCAACTTTGGAGAATTAGCCGAGACGAGGCGTGTGATCTCACATATCACGCACTTAATATGAAATGTGAAGAAATAGAAGTCGAGACAGGCGAAATCTTTCTCGAAGAGACCCTTCTTAAAGAGTTCCATGACAATCAAATAGAACGCTGGAAACAAGAAGCTGATGCGGCTATCAAAAAACACACTCTGGAACTTGTTGCTGACTAATAACTTATATGGTCTTCTTAATAGGATTTGCACTGGGTATCTTTCTCTTAAAGCAATAACAAAATGAAAACTAAAAAAGCAAAAATCATCATGGTTGGATGTTTCTATCTAAATGTCTTAATTGCAATGTGTTCCTGTGCCTTCTATGCTGGAGCAGTTGATAAGCATCAACAAAACAAAGAAAAGGAACAGATGCGGAGAGACGTTGAGGCCATCTTTGATTCAATAGATAAGCCGCTACCTAAGCGCAATAAATAATAAGCGCAAACACCTGTGAGTCAACGATTTACAGGGCCCCCGGGCCCGCAAGTGCTTGTGGTTCAACGATTTACACTTGGCACGATTCCTGAATGGCGAAAATGCAGACTTGGCATGGCGATTGCTTACGGCGCAGAAAAATAATTAAAAAAATAAAAAATAATCCTTGCGATTACAGCGAGATCATAGTATCTTTAGAGCATGAAAGTTGAACTGATTGAACACTACCTGAACAACCTCACCAGCCTCAATCGGGGCGAGCGGACAACCCAGCAATGGCAGGATGTTTGCCTTTGGATTCTTGGGGAGATCATGGATCAGCCAGAGAACAGAAAGGTTCTGGAACGGCTCGCAGACGAAGCCAACAGCTAATCTCAACCACAACACCAACATGCTAATACAAACACCGAAGGTAGGGGATCTTGTCCTCTACAGATACCACGGAACACGAACTGACATTCCATTCCGAGTCACGCAAGTCAACGAAGCTAAAGGCACAATCTTGGCTAATGATGAAGCCCCAGGGGGTTACGGCTCCGAGACTCACGAGTTCGATATGTGCCAGAGGGGATTGACCAACTTCCCTACGGACAAGGTATCTCAAGACCTTGTATTCAAGAAGCTTAAAGCTTACGCCAAACGCGCTGGAGCAATTTAACCTAAACACCAACACACATGACCCACAACCAATACAACGTCAAATGTCCAGAGTGCCGCGAAGCGGCGATTGCCAGCTACGAACCAGCATACCAAGAATACGCTGGCGGGAGTGTGCAGGGCGGCGAAACCTTCATCGAATGCCCAAGTTGCGGCTTTGAGGATCACGTCAAAAGCGATCTCTCCGACTTCAACTTTGCGGAAAACCGCAGAGGCTGGTAAAATACTCGAAAAAAACCCTTGCCAATTTAAAACGATTATAGTAAATTAAAAATATGAAAAGATACCTAAACCAAGACGAAATGATCGACCGACTCTCTGACTACGCTGGGGAGAACTACTACAACCGCAACGCTCGCTTTGGCGGTGAAGTTGATGAGTTCGACTACCTGTTCAAGAGCCTTGCGCGTGAAGAAGCCAAGAAGCTGACAGAGGCTGAACGCTTCGACCAGTAACATAAACCCCTGCCAGTCAACGACTTACAGGGCCCCCCGGCCCGTAAGTGCTTGTGGCTTAACGACTTGAGAGAATTGACGGAAATACTAGGGTCTTTTTCCGTCAAAACCCCGGGCCTGGCACGCTTCTTGAATGCCCCTAAAATAAAAATGAAATTAAAATAAAAAAATCCCTTGCTAATTTTATACAATAAGACTATCTTAAAGACTCACAACCAAACCAAACAAACCATGAAAACACTACCACAAGCACCACACAACATCGTCCTGTTCAACATTGCCTCCCGCACACTCATCGGCTTGACTCCAGAAGACGAGAAGAAAGTTTATGCCCAGATCGAGTCCACAATGAACGGAGATGGTCTTTATGAGGGGGCAAGCAAGGAGACGATCCTGCAAGCCTACCATGACCAAGAACTCGGCGATTCTTATGGGCTGAACTGGGTTGATCATATCTCCCACATCCTGCATGACCTCGGAATCATTGAACGCTACATCAAACCCTACATCAAGCCTAACGATGAAGTTGCTTTATACGAAAACTATAATGGCTTTATGACCGAACAACCTTAAAAAAACACACTAATCCTTAATAATATGAACAAAGAAGAAATCGCTAAATATATATATAACTACGCAGAAGAGCATTACAATCATGGAGGGTGGGATGCTATAGTTGAATGCTGGACAATCCAAGCTATCATGGACTCTCTGGAAGATGATGAAACTAAAGAAGAAGCACTTGAGAGCTTCAGGAGCGTTGCTGGAGTTCATGCGGAGAGAGAAGCCGACGCTGTGAACTGCTGGTAACATAAACCCCTAAAAATTAAATAAATAATATGAACCTTAAAAATATCCTAAAGTTTAATACTGGCAGACCATACACCGCTCATGGTCAACGAATTGCGGCAATTGCCGTTGATGGTGGAGTGTTTATGAATGACCAAGATCGCGGCTTGGATTACTTCTTCCCAGACTGCAACTTGTCGCAAAATGAAATCATGCGCCGTTACGATAATAATGATCGCGGTCAATACTCATCGCCAAGCATTGACAAGTTCGGTAAGTGGCACTTAATAATGTTCATGGAACTCGACCACTCACTACCCGAAACCCCACGCACCATCGAGCAATTCATAGAAGCGGCAGCTATGGCGGAAGCAATGCAAGTCCCTTAACCCCAACGGGTTACGGGGCCCCCGGGCCCGTAATTGCCTCAGCCTCAACAACTTACAACACGGACGACTTGGCACGATTCTTGAATGGCGCAACGCCGGGCCTGGCACGATAATTGAAAGCGCAAAACATGGCGTGAAAATAATTTAAAAAAATATCTGGACAATCCAAGGGTTTTTGATACCTTGAATACATGAAAAGAACACCAAGAAGCAGAAATACCACCATCACCACCAGCGAAAAGATCGCCCACAAGTGGAGTCTAGCCGTATCCTACTGGGCAGGGCAGGAAATCACGGAAACCTTCGCGGTTGGTCAAACTAGAGGCGCAACACTCAAGAATTGGTTTTTTCAATACTACCAAGGGGATGTTCCAGAAAATCCCTGCTTTCCTTCTCCCAAAGATATAATCTTCCTGTCTTGGGTCGAGTTCGTTCCAGCGAAATAATCCTTGACAACTCCAACTCAATCCATTAAATTAAAAACTCAAACATGAAAACACAAACACCAAACACCAGCAACGAAAATGTCATCGTGAGTCTCTACGGATCAGAAATTGCCGTGGGCATCGAAGGCACAAAAGAGCAGATCGAACAGCAATTTACCCGCTTCTTTAACATGGGAGGAGCAGCCCCAAACTGCACTTCTGCTTTTTGCTCCGAAGATTATGATACTGGAGATAATTACCTTCACTACATGAGCGACAACTTCGCATACTTTCTTTCAAGTGAGGAAGCAATGGTTAAAGCCTTTGAAACCGAACAACTTGTTGAAATTAACTCACATTCAAATCCTCAATATAAAGGTAAAAAAGACGGCATTCTGAAAGAGGTTGTCGAACTCGCAAAGGAAACTTACAAAAACCTTAAACGCGAAAACTTCATGCTTTACAGAACGTCGGAACAGATTGCGTTTAAGAAACTTGATGGGGGTGCTCCTTCATTAGATATGTCATCCCTAAACTTCTTCTCGTCTCACGCATACGTTAGTTAAACTTAACAAACCCCCGAAGTTGTTGAATACCAACGACTTACGGGGCCCCCGGGCCCGCAAGTGGTTGAGGCTGAACGACTTGCGTATGGAAAAACTTGGCACGATTCTTGAATGGCGCAACGCCGGGCCTGGCACGATTCCCGATTGCCTCGAAAATTAAAATGCAAAAAAAATAAAAAAACCCCTTGCGCTTTTTATACAATAAGACTATTCTCTTATCTGTAATCAATAACACCATGACACTACTCGCCACAAATACCAAACTCGAAAAAGGAACTAAACTTGACTGGACAACGAAGGGGCTTTCCCTTGCGCCTGCTGGTCTATCTGGAAAACAACTTTGTCCACATCGCTCTGCTGGCTGTGAATTGGCTTGCCTCAATACCGCAGGAATGGGAATCTTTTCTAATGTTCAAGAGGCACGAATCAACAAAACTCGTTTTCTAATTGAAAAGCGCGCCGACTTCCTCGCCGCTTTGAATAAAGAGCTTGTGAATCTGAACAAGCGCGCCAACAAAGGACAAAAAATCGCCGTCCGTCTGAATGTGCTTTCTGATCTGCCTTGGCACAATATGATCGACATGGCATCATTTGAAAATCTCCGCTTCTATGACTACACGCCAAACCTTGCGCGCATGATTCAGTTTTTGAATGGCGAGCTTCCCGCCAACTATCATTTGACTTTCTCGCGGAAAGAAAATAACCAAGCCAAGGTTGAGCTTGTGGCATCAATGGGCGGAAACATTGCTGTCGTCTTCGACAAGCTCCCGCAAAGCTATCTCGGAAAGCAAGTGATCGACGGAGACGCGACCGACCTACGCTTTCTTGATCCAAAGGGAATCATCGTCGGGCTGAAAGCAAAAGGCAAAGGCAAAAAAGACGTGTCGGGTTTTGTAGTCAAATAAAAATGAAAACCAAACCAAAAACAAAAATATGCAAGAAGCCGTCATCATTATCGGAATACTTCTCGGAGCTTTTATGCTCTACAATGAACGCAAATAAATTAAATGAATTAAAAATAGCATTGACAAACAAAGCAAAAAATACTATAAATAAGATTATGAACAACCAAACCAACCAAACCCAAAACCGCAAAGCTCAACAACTGGCTTCGCTAGTCTCCGAAATCGTCATCAACAAGGGAACTTGTTTCGCTGGCTTCACCTACAACGGCAAACGCCGCAACCTCACACTTGGGGCAAAACTTGCCGACCGCTCCAGCGGCGGCGGCTCTGGCGGCGGCTCATGGGGTAAATCCTACGCCAACGGCGCACTTGTGGAACACAAGCAAAGCCTCTATCTTCAGGGACTTCCAAACAATGACACGACACGCTCGATCAAGCGTTTCAAACTCTCTGATGTTGAGGACTTTGTGATTGGCTAGCTTGTAGTGCAATGGGTGAGGGCGCGCCTTGTGGTGGGGCGCGCTCTCTTTTTGCCACAATGGGAAACGCAAGTGGTTGAATATCAGCGACTTACGGGGCCCCCGGGCCCGCAAGTGCTTGATACTCAACGCGTTAAGGGTCTACATAAACTTGCACATTTTGCAATGTTTTGTGCAGTTACGCTTATTTACTCTATTTAGGTAGTCCCGGGCCGTAATCTGGAAAAAATCCCCTTGACTATTGTATAAAATTATCCGATACTGATTTTAGTTGAAACTACCACAATGAAAAATCCAACATCATCAGAGAAATGGCTAATGTCGCTCAATATCGGGGGAGAATACCACAGAGTTCTATTTGACGGAAAAATCGTTTACGATTCCATTTTCCCATACGAAATTATTATGAGCATCAAGGGAACGTGCGGGCATTCATTCAGTCAAGAAATCTTGGCTAGTGTTTGTTCAGAGAAAATGAAGGGGATGAAAGTCGTCATGTCTGCATTTGACGGAACATGGGCGGCAGAAGACAAGAATACCCCATTCAATTGTTCAATAGCTTCAGAAACATATTGGTCATCATAGAGCAAACACGCCATGAAAATAAAACCATTTAAAATAGAGGTTAAAACACCAAAGGCTAGAAAGAAAGCCACACCTCCAACCAAAGTATTAAAAGATAAAAAATGTTATAGTCGCAAAAGCAAATATACATTGCAATTTATAGACATACCCTACGAATTATGAACACCACAACCAAACAGCAAGCCTTCTGGTTTCACTACAATAAGCCGCTATCGCTTCAGAGGAAGAAAAACATATTGACAGTCCACTTCAATGGCGTTTGTCATTTCGTGGAAGGATTAGACTGCCGAGTGCCTATTAAGACAAGAAACAGAAAACTTCAGCCTCGTTGCGTTATGGCTGGGAAGGCATCTGATATTAAAATAGAGAATGAGGTAGCGATTATTATTTGACAATAGTATAAAATGGATGTATAAATAGATAGTGGTTCCCGATGAGCCGATGGGACTGGGAATTCTCGGTCGAATACAAAAATCGGAAATTGATCTTTTATATTTTAATTTCGATGAGGACAGCGCGATCTCATAAGTGGGTTGATCGCCATGAAAGAGAGGGATCGCAGTAACATTCCCGGATGTAATGACGCAGGCTGAACTCATCATTTTTAGTATGCAATGTAGCTCAAATGACTAGAGTCCTACTTTGTAAGTGGGAGGTTGAGGGTTAAAGTCCCTTCATTGCAGAAACAAGAAGTGTAGCTCAGTTGGTAGAGCAGCAACACCCTCACGAGGCTCACGCCTCTCGGTAAAGGACCGCAACGCTGGGTGGTAAAGCAAGCCGTTGGTTCGATCCCAACCACTTCTTCCGTTTTTTGTTTGGTAGATAGAGTAGTAATACCTATCCCTGTGCCATCGAAAGAGGAGTGGTGCTTAATAAGGCGTTTCGTGTGCATTCGTATGCATCGCAGCCACTTACCAAATAATTTACCGAGCGCATAGGTTTGCAAGACCATATCCGCGACAGATGACAATGCAATGAGTTCGAAATCAACATTTAATCTGTAGGGAACTTCTCCTAGCAATAGAATGAGAGGTCTCGGTAACCAATTTTCTGCGGGTTACAATTCTGGCGAATTGAGGTGTCTCATAAGCATCTTTAGGTGGGTTCGATTCCCACACCCGCTACCATTTTGTTATCAACTACTTACGGGGCCCCCGGGCCCGCAAGTGCCTTGGCGCCAGCAGGTTACGTATTAGAATAATAATCCCTTGACTATTGTATAAAATAGCCATATATTTTATTTTAGTTATGAGTAACATTGTTTCACCACTACTTGTTCCATCAGACGTAAAAGATTTCGCTGAACAGAACGTCAAGCGAGCATTAGAGATCGGCGCACTCAAATTGAAAATCAATGTGCCTTTCGATGGTGTGCAATTTTTCAAAAAAAGTAAAGTCGCTGGCTATGTCAAGCCATTCGATAACAGCATTGTCTATTTGAACCTTGAACTTCTCAAGGCTAACATTCAAGCGTTCGCAAACGATACCATCCCGCATGAGGTAGCGCATATCCTCGCAATGAAATATATTGTCAAGAGGAATCTTCCTGCCGAGAGTCATCATGGCAAGACTTGGAAGATGATAATGAAAAAGGTTTATGGTCTTGAGCCATTGCGTTGCCACGATATGAACACAGACGGCATTGGCAAGAAGGTTAAGAAGTTCAAGTATATTTGCGCCTGCTCCAAACATGAGATCGGCGCAGTTCGCCACAATAAAATTGAAAAAAATAAAAGAGCATACAAGTGCATTAAATGTTTTAGCACCTTGACATTTTTATCAGAATGCAATTAAATATAATACAACCAACCACTATAATGAAAACCACACCAAGTCAAAAAATACAAAACGCAATCGAGTCCTGCTTGTCGGAAGATGAGAATATACTACTGGCAGATGGATATGAAGAAGCGTTTGTAGGAATTGCAAGACAATTCAATCAAGCGTTTGCCGTGTATGATCGCGCCAAGTGTATCGACATTCTTGCAAAAGATATGTCTTATGATGAAGCAGAGGAATACTTTTCCTTCAACGTCGAAGGAGCGTATGTCGGAGAAAATACCCCAGCATTCATTTGTTCCGAAATAGTTTAATACGAATCCAAATATGAAAACACAACAACTAACATTCGCAAAAGATAGCGAGAAGTATAAAATCCAAACGCGCACCCTTTGGGGATGGGCAGATATGAAATTTAGCGAAGATGGTCAAAACTACGAACCAGAGATTTTTGAAACAGAACATGAGGCTATTCAAGAGATGCAGGATATGATCGAATCACTTGAAGAAGCGCAGGAACTATACAGGGTCGTAACCGCAGACGAGGTAGAGGATACTGACCTTTATTACTAATTAGAAACCAAACCAAATAAAAACCAAATGAAAGACATACCACTACAAGATGCCTACAAAATCCTAGAAGATGCAAGTGCAATCATCATTGACGATGACAACCAAGAAGTAGTAATAGAGGGATCGTCCATGTTCCTCATGGATACTGATGCGGAAGATGATACAGATGCAATTCAAATCACAATCCTAACAACAAAAGAATTAGAATAACATTATGGGAATGCTCGAAACAAGAATCAAGAGAGTGCCAGAAGGCAAGACTCTAAACGAAACTGCCCGTCAACTACGATTGGAATTAGAGGACTACTTCTCTGACTATGACAATAGTTGCGACGATTTCAAAATTGGCCCACTAACAGGGGAGAACTTCGATGAGGTATGGGAAGTTCAAGAGACTTATAAGAACACGCCAGAAATACGGGAAAAGTATAGAGGACTTGCCAAAGAAGGGAAGCTGGTCTATGCAGAAATTGATTGGTAACTGCACGATAAGTCAACTCACGTTTGAACTATTCAACAAAATCTAATCATTATATGAAAAAACTATCACTAATACTAACCCTCCCTATCCTTTTTATGGTAGGTTGTGCCACTAACCCATATAAATATACAGAGTTATACGAACGCCACAGAAAAGCTGACTGCCCCACGTTCTGTCCATTCTGCGACAGGGACAGGCAAGGCACGTCATAAGTATATGCAGATCAGCCCCTTACGGGGCCCCCGGGCCCGTAACTCGTTGAGTTACAGGCTTTTGCGTTGTCACTTTCTAATGGCGAAGTGGTTAATCTCTCCAGTTCTGAATAGCTTCTGGATGCGGGTTTCCTCATTGAACAAATAGTCTGGCCTAGGGTCAAGGTCTGGATAGGGAAAGATAATGCTCAAGATGAAGTCGATTGTTTTTTTGGTTAGTTTATACATAATATTTAATTCAATTTAATTTACCATCTTATCAACATAGATAGGATTGTTCCAAGTGTTATTATTAGTGCTATTGGTAGGTTTTCTGTTTCCATTTGTTTTTTTGTTTAGTATTGCAGTTCATCATATACGAAAGTTGGTTTCTCAAGAACGTAACTCCAGTAGCGGGAATCGGTGTAACCCTGCTTGCGATCCCAGTAAATACAACGCGCCACATAGCAAGGCACTTTGTATTCAAAACACATTCTGACCCAATGACGCTCGATGTCTTCATACTGGTTTCTGTTTTTGGTCTGATCCAATCCGTAAAGCTGAAACAGATGAGTGTCGAGACAAGTAATTTCTGCCTCGGTAGGATAAACCATTTCAATAAAGAAACTGCTCTTTGCCATGCCAAGACCAAGGATAGTGTCTTCGATGCGATTGCGATAATCAACCCAAGTCTCGGTTTCGGACTTACTATAAAAAGTTGGATTAGACCAATACTTTTCTGAAAAATCTTTGATGAAGCGGACGCGATTGCGAAACAATCCTGCGCCACTTTCTTTGATCTTGTCTTCAAGAACGTCCCACTTGTTCATCCAAACCCACCAATCTTTGATGAGCGAATAAGCAGTAATGTTAGACTTCCAGCTTGTATGAACGGAAGTGTAGGCGAACAATGCTCTTTGAAATCTTTCGGTATCGTTGAGTGGTTTAAGTGCTGACCAGTATGCCGCTTGCAATCTGCGCTCTTGGTCTGTGATCGAAGCAAAGAAAGCCTCCGCTTCCTCCGTCTGCATGATTGCTTTTTCTTTGGTTGGTGTAGTGGTAGTGGTTGTCATACTCAATAAAGGTATGCGTTTTTTATCGGGTCGTCAAGTAATTTTATTCATACATAAATCATTGAATATCAGGCACTTGCGGGCCCGGGGGCCCTGTAACTTATTCAGCTACAGGGAGTTATACTAGAACCCATTGAAGTCAGACCACTCCAACATCTCATCATAATAATTATCATACAAAAGATTCCTAGCTTCTTTCAAATCGTATTCCCTCATCAGCTCAAGGACAAAATCAAAGTTTTCTTCATTTGGTATTCGGTCAGATGTTAAGAATAAAATTGCGGTCTTGACTTTAGAATTGACTAGATGCTCATTCAGCTCGTCTTTTGGATTGGTCATAAATTGTGTTGGTTGGTTGTTAAAAATGGGAGGCTAGGGTTTTGCTTGTAGGGATAACCCTCAACCCACATTCTTAATGTAGCTTGAACACTCGCGCAGGTTTACCTTTACCCTGCGGAACAGAACCTACTACTTGCAGAATATCTGGCGTCTCCCGCTGAATCCTTGCGATCTCGTTATTAATCACAAACTTCTTTACACCAAGTTTAGCCGCAACATTACTCACCGTAAACTCTTCGCCATGTGGAAGTTCGATACTATATTTCTTTGGTCGTCCTACTACATTCTTTGTAGGGATACCCATGTTTATTGTTTCAATACTCATTTTATTTACTCCTTTAGTTTTTTTAGTTTTTTTATTTACTTTTTTTTCTTCTTGCTTTTCCTCTTTAGCTTCACTCGAAACTTGAGCCATATACTCTCTAGGGATAGATATGGTTCCTTCTTTACTGATAGGTAATTGCTTCCTCGTATTGTCATACAACACCGCTGTTGCTGGAGCGAAGAAATCAATCATTGGGGAATATCCTCCTGCGTCTGTTTTTTTATAACCCTGCACCTTGCACGTGGATTGACCGCCGCGAATAAGATACAAGATTTTAAAGTGATCTGGTAGTGCTGGAATTACAAATGGCGCACCATCCGGTAAATTTTCTAGTCTGCTTGTTTTAATTGAGGTCATTTGTAAATACTCCTGTTTGTGTTTTGAAAACGTGTTTAGCCAAATAATCTTTGCCCTTTGTGGTTATCTCCCTGCCGCCAGATTTGATCTGCATCAATCCTTTCTTGACAAGGTAGGACTCAAACTCAAGCATAATTGCCTGTCTGGTGAATCCAGTTTTGGCAGAGAGATTGTTTAGAGAGCATCCTTCTTGAAACTCACTCAATGCTTTCAACACTTGAACCTCGGAACTCTCAAGACCCATAGGCATAATGCCCAATACGTCACAGAGAGCGTCCCAATGCTTATGGCATAGTTCAGAAACCTTGCTTCCCTTCATATACTGCACGATGTTATCCTTCGCCATCAGAACAGCATTACGCGCATTACCACGACATACAGAGGCGACATGATCCATCACTTCATCTGGAATAGCCAATCCAGTATCGAGATTCTCACGCACGATCTTTCCAAGGTCAGAGTATTGATACTCGTCCATGTGCAATACGCGACACCTATCCTTGAAAGGCCCAACCAATTTTTGTGGGTCAGTTGTTGCGAATACAAAGCTGACTTTCCTAAAGTCAAACATGATCTCGCTATCCTCGTAGCGGAAAAGGTTTGAGTTCTTCTTGTTTGGGTTAAGAATTGTCAAGAGAGCAGTCTGAACGCTTTCGGGTAGAGCATGGCACTCATCGAAGAACAGCGTCAAAGTCTGGTCATTAACATACTTCAATACAATGTCTTCTACAAACTGCCGCACATTTTTTAAAGTGCTTGAGTTGATCGTCAGCAAAGGTTTTGGGCGACCCCCCATAGATTCCATTCGCAGGTTTTTAGCCAATGATACTGCGAACTCCGTCTTGCCTGAACCACGCCCTCCCACCAACAGAATGGTTGGCAGGATTTGAGTTTCACGGAAAGAGTTAAGATAGAATCGCAGTTGAGCCTTGAGTTTATCTTGTCCGATTAAGTGTGAGAAGTGGTCGTTGGTTGTGTCGGTTGTATTCATCTTTTTATATTATGGTAGGTTTTTATACAATAGTCAAATAATTTTATACATTTTCATGCTTTTTATCCATGGCTTTATTCCATGCTCTACCCAATGCGATTGAGTTTCCTAGCTTCCTGTTGTAGTTATCCTCATCCGAACATACTGCCACGCCAGACGTGTTAATGTTCTTGCATGGGCTAGTGAGTTGAATTTCTGTTTTGCCTCCACGTGCCGACACTTCAGTAGATTTGCCATCCAACCTGTTGCGCAAGAAGTAGTTGCGACTATGCATCACGCGAACTTTCCAGCCGCGACGACGAAGATTTTTGATTGACAATGAGAATGATTCTTCTGTGTTCATGTTGTTTTTTTTATTTAATTAAAATTCGTTTTCGTCAAATGTTTCAAGTTCTGCCTGTGTGGAAATATGATCGTCGTCTTTGATCTCATCTTTCTTTTTGTTAGCATTGGGTGCGGGAACGTCCTGCTCCTCCTCATCGAAGTCAACCAACTGCATTTCCGCTTTGCCGCTTGCAACGCAATGACTCAACACGTCAAGATTAGAACTGACTGGCTTGCCATTCAGTCCGACCAGTTGAGCGTATCGGATAGATAAAATAACCTTGGCATCTGGTTTTAATATCCTGTTCAATTCATTCAGTTCAACCTGCATGAAGCTGACTGATCCTTTTTTCCTGCCTCGTTGTTTCTTGTCCATGTTAAGAATATAATTGAATTTTAATTCGGAGGCAAGGCGAAAGTATACAATACTTAAGTTGTTGATGCTCAGGCACTTGCGGGCCCGGGGGCCCCGTAAGTCGTTCATTGTAAGCTACTTACTATGGTGACAATGTGGAACCTTAAAGAATAAAAATGCAAAAAAAAGAGGGAGTCTTTCGACTCCCTCCTCCTTGTTACGATCTTATTCCTCGTCATCCCACCATCCGTTGTCATCAATGGCATCATCATATCCCTGCTGATAACCTTCTTCAAAACTGCGACCATCAGAAGACACAACCGAATGAGAGAACTCATCTGCTTCAACCTTGCGGTCTGTGTATTCGCGCATCACCTCCATTTTGCACACGCGCATTTTTGCGTTGTTGTAATCGTTAGGGACAGCAATCACGTCCGCAGGATTCACCTTGACAATCACAACACGATCCGAATCGCTGTTTGAGCCGAAATTTGGGAGGTAACTCCATCCCGCGCAATGCAATCCATTTGAGCAAGTGCGATCTCGATCTGGATCAACCTCGTTGCGTTTCATGCTTGGCGTTGCGCCAACAGAGTAATCAACAGAGTTTGAGTGGATGTCTTTCCAGTTGCCACGAATCTTTTTCCACGCGAGGAAGTGACCATCTTCTGTGATTGGAATCTGATTCGATTCAAGGAACAGATACAACTCTTGAACTGCCGTGTATGATGGATTGTCCATCAAGTTCCTCAAAAACTTAATAAGACCAGTAGCATCAAGACCCTCGCGGAGAATGTCAAGAATGCGTTCGCACATGACATTGTGGAGAGGCTTGCCTTCAAACAATACCTCACCATCTACAACCTCAATGTCGCCATCGAAGGTTTGATTGATCTGATCTTTGATTGTTGCCAATCCTGCCGCTTCTGCATACTTGCCCTCTTTGCAGAGTTGCAAGATTTCCACGAACTTGGGGTTGGAGTTGTCGATGACCGCAGTATCCTCGGAGAAGATAAGCGTGACTTGCTCTTTGGAGATAAAACGTCCAATGAGTGTTTGCGTTGCGTATGGGTTGGTTTGGTTTGGTGTTGTGTTCATAACAATATAAATATAGTCCGTTTTGATTGCCATGTCAAATCTTTTTATACAACTTTCTTCAATCGTAAGTCGTTGAGTGTCAGGCACTTGCGGGCCCGGGGGCCCCGTAAGTAGTTGATAATGATACACTTACATGGACAGATTCCAAAGCAAAGAGAAGGGGAGCGGCAACCACTCCGCTCCCCTTAACCACTACCATAATTTATTTAATTTTTAGCATCCACAAGATTGATATAATCAATGAGGGGTTGTTTGAATGTTCTCACATTGGCATTGCTCATGTTGTAGTCGTCGGCAACTGGCGAGAACAACGGATAGGTTGCCACAATCTTATTCGCGCAATCTTGAAACTCCGCTAATTGCTTCTCGTTTGTGCTTTTATTGTTAGAGAAAAGAGTAGCGTCAACCGATTCGATAACTGCTTTCATTGAGCGAGTTATGTGAGATTTTGGGTCATCGGCAACGATGTCCTTGATGCAATCAAAAGCCTTTGAGATGATGTGATTTTCATCGAAACTTCCTTGCAGGTCTTTGATGACAAATGGAATCGAACGCATTGCCCAATTCGTTTTGTCTCTGAACATATTGACAAAGGAATCCCAAGGCAAAACCGAGTCAAGTTTTTGAATCGCATCAACGAACTTTTTAGTTTTGACAACTTCCTCAAACTTCACGATTGGTTTTGAATCGAAGTCGGAATCTGTGAAATCGTTGTATTCAGCGGTTGGCAGGAATAATGCCGCGACTTCTGTTTTCGATTGTCTTGAAATCAATTTAATCAAATCGTCCACATGGGTTGCTTGATGGATTCCGAACACCTTGTTTGATGCAGTAGGGAATAGAATGAAGCGATCAGTCTTGACGTGACTTGCGGGTTTGTAAAACTCAACGCACTCATGGATTCCGTAGTTACGTCCCGAACGCTGGCGAAATGTTCCCTTGGCTACCTTGCCAGAACCAACGCTTGTCGTGCCATTACCTAACACTTTTGGCAATGAACTGGTCAAAGCAAACTCTCCTACCCATCCAGTCTCTTGAATGAACTTTGCTTTTTCTGATTCTTTGAGAATGTAGAATGCCCATGAAGCGTAGCTGTCCGCTTTTTTCTTTTCTAGGATCGCTTGCTTGGCGCGACCAATGCCTCCGAGTTTCAAATCATCCAAGAATAAAAATGCTTTTTTATTAGCTTCGATATTCTTTACCCCTTCATCCATGGAGATTTTTTTATTCCATGATGCGGTCGAGTAGAGATTAACCTTTGCATCTTTCACGGACATTGCCGCCGCAGTCAATGGCTTGCCATTCCAGTCGAGTTTCAAAGTATCTGGAAGGAAAGTGAACACGTCCCGCAATTCCTTGAGTTTAAGTTTTGCCTCCCAAGTGTTGCCCTTGAAAGCATCCATGTCCACTTGCATTTTCGGAACGAACGAATCAACTATCTGTCCGAGTTTTGCGAATATGCGCGACATAGTGAGATCGTCCAACTGGATCGCTTCTCTTGATGGGGTGATGCTGTATTCACCGATTGGAACATGAATGGCAATGTTGCAATTAAGAAGTCCACGGAACTTTTCAAACTTCTTATTCTCCAAGATAGTTTCAGAAGGTAAGCGATACCCTACGCCGCCCATTACGACAACAGGAGAATTTGAACCCTTATAGATCGAAAAGTTGTTGATACCTCCATCGAAAATCACGTCTCCGAAATTGTAAGTCAAACTCACGGATTTTCCATCACGGAAAACTCTTGGCTTGATTGCAAAGAAACGATAAGCCCTTTCTACCTTCTCGTTGAAGTCAGAAATTTTTCGGTCGGGACATAGAAACTTAACCTCAAATCCATTGCGTTCCGTTGTCGCCTCGCTTTTGATTAGTCGAATGTCTGGAAGTCCGCTTGATTGAAGCGAGATAAAATACTGCGACTTTGTGCCATTGAATCGTGAGACTGCTTGGAAATTGTTCACAAGTGAGCAAAGCGACCACTTGCCAACTCCGAAGCCTCCGATAAGATCATTGTTGCCACGCTTGCTGGATGCGCCAATGATTGAATAGATACGGATCATTTGATCGTGAGAGATGCCAACTCCATTGTCAACGAAGCGAACATTGCCGTCGAGTCGTGAGGGAAGATGCAATTCCCATCCGAGCTTTTCCGTCCCCGCTTCAATAGTAGCGTCAACGCAATTTGCGCCAACTTCACGAAGGACTGCCATCGTGGGGTCTTGGTATAGGTTGGCAATCATGCGGAAGAAGTGAGCGATATTCTTCTGGTCGATGCCTACGGAGATTGTCTCGAAGTTACCCTCGAATTGCACTTTGTTGGTTTTGTCTGCGATTATCATGGTATGGTATGGTTGGTTGGTTGAGTCTCTAATATGCACGTTTTTTATATCGTGGTCAAGGGATTTTATACTGAATACACTAAAATCTTTTGCCATGTAAATCGTTGACGCCCAGGCACTTGCGGGCCCCCCGGCCCCCTAAGTGGCTCATAATCAACAACTTAATTTTATACATTAGAACATTACATAATACATACATAGAATTGTGCAATAATAAAAAATCATTTAATTTACCCTACCCTATTGTTTTATTATCCTACTAGAGCTGGTTGATAACGAGGATGTTAGCCTGAAGCGATTTAGGGCGCATCTTTTGTAAGTGAACACAACTTAAGTCGTTGAGTGTCAGCGGGTTACATACTATACGTATGGTATGCGCGTCATCGGCGCACGCTACCATCCGAGTATCAGTACCTTTATTTGGGGCCTTCGAGTTCATATTTGGGGCTTTCGCGTTCGCAAATAGCGCATTATTTAGGGCCGAATCATTCGCAAATGGGGAGCGTGGGGAGCGTGGGGAGAGAGCCAACAGTCAGAATCGAACTGACGATACAGCTTTTGCAGAGCCGCGCCTTACCACTTGGCTATGTTGGCATGGAGCCTGAAATCGGATTCGAACCGATGACCTACGGTTTACAAAACCGTTGCACTACCACTGTGCTATTCAGGCATAATATAACCCATTCTATCTATAACATCATACTCTAATGACTCTACAATTCTATTAATATTTTGATCAGTATAATATTTCGATAAATCATATTTAGTTCCACCTATTGGTACGTTTCCTGGATTACGTAATGGAAGTAAAGATTCTTTTATTCCTACTGTATTACAAATCTCACCAATTGAATTCTCAAGATCTTCATACATGTATATTTTATCTAAAATTAGTTCATCGTTTTCCAAGTAATAAAAACCTTGATAGTCAGATCCGAGAAATGAATTGTGTCCCAACCAAGAATTAAAATCTTTTTGAATCACCCCCTGGTTAATCCACATATTGTATAATGAGATATATCTATACCAAGGATTCCTAACAAAAGTAAATTTAAAATAACTATCCCAGTTCCATCTATTATGGATAAATTCTTTTCTGGCTGAAGCTGCTGTTGTATGCCTTGGGTTATAATGATTGATTTTAAACTTTCCATCGCGAAACCATAAATCGTAATATGGTTTGAAAGCATTTTCTCTTGTTCCGCTTCCAGTTTTTGGGATATTAATACATACAAATTTATACCTGTGAGAAATTAACATTGAGCTAGCTAAGTTTAAAAACAATCCAAATGATTAATCCAATAATAAAGTATACTGTATTCTCATTCATATTAGATATATTATGTTCTCTATAGATCTTTACTGTTTGTTTGAAAGAAAGAAGGATGACCAGGTGAGTTAGGCTACCACCCCTCACTCACTTAACGAGTCCCAAATACAACAGCTACCACACTGTTGAACAACCAACTCGCTAACGTCGCAGATTATGACGCTGGTCATCAAATTTAAAAAAGTGGCCCCGGTCGGATTCGAACCGACAACCAACCAGTTATGAGCCGGCTGCTCTAACCATTGAGCTACAAGGCCGAAAGTTATTACTTACTGTAGATAACGTTCGCAACATGCGAGCCCTGGACCTGAACATATCCGGCTCCCTTAACGAACTTGTATGTAGAAGATCCACTACAATTTACCTTCTCTAGCTTAGCACCGTACGGGACCCTGGTCAGGGCTGATACAACTGCGTCACCCTTTGTATAACCAGCTCCAGAACTTGAAGAAGTATATTTATAATCACCAGCAAAAACATTATTAATATTGCAAA